GTCATGGCCGTAATATTGCTAAGGGCAAAACGTCTGCAGCATATTGGGCAGATAAGGTGAAGTGGTAATGGATAGCTTTAGAACCTTTATGGAAAAGAAATCTGAGTCTTGGGAAGCTGGTTACAAACGTCGTGTTGTAAAGACGACTAAACCAGAACATAAGGATAAAGGTTATAACTGGAGAATCAAAGGAAAAGAACGTCCTGAGATTTCTATTAAATTATATAAGAGTAAACCATCTCAATCAGAATTTAATAGTCAAATGCGCAGAGTCGCTGGACATGAATTTGGAACAGGATAATGGCAGAGAATACTAACACTCGTCTGGATAGAATTGAATCTAAACTTGATCAATTAGCAGAGGCTATGATTACTTTGGCTCGTGCTGAGGAGAAGTTAGCGGGTTTGAAACAAGATCATGATAGAACATTTGAGAGAATGAATAAGTTCTCTGCAAAGTTAGATGATATTGAAAAGAAAGTAGATGATAATGCACGTGTTGTGCAAGTAATAAATAAGCTGTTCTGGGTAGCAATCGTTGCTGCAGCAGGATCAATCGCAGCTCAACTTTGGATGTAAGGAGAAACAAATGAGCGAATGGATCAAAAGGTTGGCTGAGAAATATTCTGAAGTCAACGAGAAAAAACTAACTGGAAACCAACATAAGTTGGATATGGATAAAGATGGTGACATCGATGCAGCAGACTTTAAACAAATGCGCAATAAGAAAAAAGCGAATGAGGAAGAAGAAATTGTAATGAATCCTAAAAAAGACAAAAAAGGCAAAGAGCATGAGAATATGGCCGCTGAAGCCAAACTTGATGAATTAAGTCCAGCACTTTTAAAACGCTATACTAAAAAGGCTGATAAAGATGCAGTTAAATCTTTTAATAAAGCCACCGATCATGAAGACGATGATGATTCAACAAAACACGACAAACTATTTGATCGTGGAATGAAAAGAGCAGACGGCGCTACCAAAGCCCGCGAAAAACTAGTTGCTAAAGGCCATAAAGCACCTAAGTATCCAAACGAAGGCGTCATGGATAAGGTACATGATATTCGTAGAAAAGTGTTTGGTAAGTCTGATGCTGAAAAGCGGGCAGAAGCTGAACGTAACGCAATGGCTGGTTTTCATAAAGCTATGAATAAAGCGGCTGATCACGCACCGAGCGCTATGGGCGCCGCGATTAAAAAGAAAAACAAAGTTAGCGAAGGCGTAAAGCATGCGCCGATGAGCGAAAAAGTTCATACTGTTGACATTGATCATACGGGTGGACCTGATCCAGTAGCTAAAAAGCATGGTATCACTTTAAAGAAAACTGGTCATACTAATTATTCGCATGATGCTACCGGTAAAAAGAAAAACCTTCAGAAATATCTAGCTCATCATTATGATAGCCATCAAGATGCAAAAGACCTTCACCCAGAAGTTTTTAAAGAGTCAACTCTGCCACCAATTTACTCACGTATTATGGAAGCTCGTGCCGCTGCTGATAAAGATGGTAAGCATTCTAAAAAAGCTTCTCCGCCTGAAGATTGGAATGAAAAAGAAAAAAATAATAAAGGTGCAATGGACATGAAAAAAGACATGGCTGTTGACACCAATGATAAAATTTCAAATTATGATGAACTAGGACATGATGATGCATCAAAGGCAGGCAGAGCTACTAATGCAGCTAAATCACGTCCAGGTGATAATGCAGCTGGTGACAAAAAAGTCGTAAATCCAGTTAAAGGAGCAACTAGCTAATAGAGGTATATAATGACTATACGACCACCAAGTTGGTGTCATGGAGCAATCCCAGTCCTAAATAAGGGCTGGGTAGATCCAAATACAGATGAATTGTTACAATCAGCAAAGTTTACACAGCAACAGATTGATGAATATTATGGAATGCCATCATTTACTGATATTCAAGATATGAATCAAGAAGGAAAGATAGAAGCCTCAATGGCTAAATCTGATTATTATAATAAATAGTTTTACGTAAACAGAACGGTAAAACACATGAAACTTTTTGATGAGCTAAATGATAAAAACTTTTTGTTATATGCTGCTAAACATTATTATAAACCAAACACGGTTGACGCAGATGAATTTTATAATGATCTGAAAAGATTCATGTATTTGAAACGTCAATTTAATAGGTATCAAAAAACCGGTGAGATATCTGAAAGACTTATATTAAACCATCTAATAGTGATATTCAATGTTTTTGATATTAAACCTAGTCTGAAAATGTTAGAGTTTAAAATAGAAAAAAAGTATTGGCATATTATGAAACCTTTTTTAATTTATCTAAGGCATATAAGAAATGATCAGTATACTGAAATACCCTTAGATAAAGTTGTAATAGAGAAGTTAAGGAAAATATAATGGGAATTATTAAACGCGCTGGTGATCTAGTCTATACGTTTAGATTTCTAAAGCTTCTTACAACTCCATTTGAAGAGACTGAGGCCTTTAAGGTTGGCATTATTGATAAAGATGGAAATAGAGACAAAGATTTTAAATTAAACACAATGGATAATAGAGACAAGTACAAAGAGTACTATACTCCTTTTCATCGATTAGTGTTTAATGTAAAGAAGATAATGGCTAAAGCACCAGGTGGTTCTACAAGACTTGCATCATATGCTACAGCACTGTACCTCCTTAAAGAAAAGTTTAGTATACCAGACAAAAAAATTATGGAAGCATTACAATCTATTGGTATAGATCCATTAGATTTTATGGCGGAACAAAGTAACTGGTTTGTATTGGATGATAAAAGATTATCACCTGGAACATATAAAGTATTAAATAATAAATTACTAAACATGACTCTTGAAGAAATGGTAAATGCAAGAGATAAAATATCTGTAGACAACGATTGCTACCCAGTGGGTGATTTTTTTGGTATAGATATTTACGAAGTCAAACATATTAGAACGAATAAAAATATATATGTTACAATAGGTGAATTGGCTAGATGACAAATAAACGTATAATAACCAATGAAACAATGACTGCAGCTGATGCTGGTATACCCCATGATACAAAAAATATGGGGCCTTCCCGTCTTCCTATACATATTCTACGAAGAAATGTTGGTAAGCCTATTAATATGACAGATCGAAGAAGGCGTAAAGATAAACATCCAGTACTATTAAAAAGATTTAGGAAGTATATAGATGGCTAAACTTTACTTAATGCTATTTGTAGTAGGTATTCTTGGTAGTGTTGGTTACGGTGGTTATCAATACTACTTGTGGTCTGAAGCTACAATTGCTACACTTAGAGAAAATAACGTAAAACTAAAATCAGCTGCTGAAACATTACAAAATACCGTTAATACTATGGCTGCTGATATGGAAAAAAATGCAGAGCTCAATAGAGAATTAACTGCTAGACTGCAACAATCTCAAGAGCACCTAGATAAACTTAGAGGTGTTTTTGCAAAAATAGACTTGACTATGGAGGCATTAACAAATGCACAAGGACTGGAAGACAGGGTTAACAGAGCCGTTGAAAAACTTCTTCAGCGGATCCAGGATGAAACTACTCCTCCTTCTGATGAGCCCGATGTTACTGATGGGGTGTCTGGGGAGAACTCCGGAGGCTGAAGTAGTAGTTACTACTGAATACCAAAAACAAAATATACCAATTCAGACTCGACCCAAAGCTGTTGAGTTTCCTCCTGTTGATTGGTTTGTTATCACAGAAGAAAATCTCGAAGATAAAATTAAAGAGATTAATTCAAAAACTGGTAATACAGTTATGTTTGTGATCACTCCAAAAGGTTATGAAAATCTTGCTCTCGGAATCGCAGAGTTGCGTAGATACGTAAAAGACCAACAAGCTATTATTGCTTACTATGAAGATGCTCTTACTGATGAGCCTTCAAAACAAGAAGAAAAATAAGAATAATATTTTTTTTATTTGCGGCTTTTTAGGGGTTTCCTAGGGAGCCGTTTTAATATATAATACTACCAAAAATCAAAGACAATATAAATGACCGACCCGCATAAGCGCGTTATGCGGTATTACTATTTTTATTTTTAAGAGGTGTTAAATGCTCAAACTAGTCCCCAACAACAAAGATCACGATCTGCGGGCAGCCATGTCCGATACTAAGTTTTACGAAGGCTATTCAAGATGGGACGATGATAAAGAAAGATATGAGACTTGGGAGGAAGCTGTAACCCGAGTCATGAACATGCACAGGGAGTATTATCAAGACAAAATGACCCCACAGCTAGGCCAACTAATTGATGAGGCCGAATCACTATATAAATTAAAATACGCTTTGGGTGCACAACGTGCCCTACAATTTGGTGGTGAACAATTACGTAAGCACCAAATGAGAATGTACAACTGTACATCAACATACGCAGACAGACCACGTTTCTTCTCAGAACTATTCTATGTTCTGTTGTGTGGCGCTGGTGCAGGATTCTCAGTACAACAACATCACGTCGACAAATTACCAGATATCGCCGAACGTAAAAAGCAAGCCAAAGGTTGGGTCGTAGAGGATTCAATTGAAGGTTGGGCTGATGCACTTGGTGCTCTTATGTCATCATACTTTGTGGGTGGTGGACAGTTTCCAGAAATGGAAGGTCGTAAAGTTTATTTCGATCTAAATAATGTGCGTCCAAAGGGGGCAATGATTAATGGTGGGTTTAAGGCACCAGGTCCAGAACCACTTCGTAAATCTCTTGATAAAATCGAACATCTAATTCAATCGAGGGTTTTAAATGGTCACACTCGTCTCCGTGCTATTGACGTATATGACATTGCAATGCATGCTGCTGATGCCGTCCTTGCTGGCGGTGTTCGTCGTTCTGCTACTATTTGTCTGTTTAGTCCAAATGACGAGGATATGATTAATGCAAAGACCGGCAATTGGTTTATGGACAATCCACAACGTGGCCGTTCAAACAATTCTGCTGTTATCGTACGAGATGAAATTACAAAAGAAGAATTTAAAAACATTATGGCTTCAATCAAAGAGTTTGGTGAACCAGGCTTTTACTTTGTTGAGGACAAAGACTTTACAACTAACCCATGCGTCGAGATTGGAATGTATCCACAAATCAAAGGCAAAACAGGTTGGCAGGGATGTAACCTAACCGAGATCAATGGTGGCAAGTGCACGACAAAAGAAGAGTTCTTTAAAGCATGTCGAGCCGGTGCTATTATGGGTACACTACAAGCTGGATACACAACCTTTAAATATTTAGATGAAACATCAAAGGCTATTTTTGAACGTGAAGCACTTCTGGGTGTTTCTGTAACAGGATGGATGAATAACCCGGAGGTATTATTAGATGCAGATATTCAACGAGAAGGCGCAGACATTGTTAGAGCTGTCAACAAAGAGGTCGCCCAACTTCTTGGAATTAATGCTGCTGCCAGAACGACCTGTGTTAAACCCTCAGGAAATGCTTCAGTACTACTACAAACTTCTAGCGGTATTCATGCTGAGCACAGCCCTCGTTATCT